GCTTCAAACTATTAATTTTGAAATTAACAGCTTTAACTTGTAATCTTCGTAATGTTTCGGAAGGTCTGGTTTACAAGGCAACTCTATCTCACAAAGATAAAGTGAAAGCGCCCAGAACTTCTCAGTCATTTTCTTCGGAAAATCTCCGTAAAGAGGCATTACTAGCGATAGATAAGGTATGAAGTTTTCTTCATCCCTTTCTATCACCAATAATTAAACCATACTTATTGAATATTGTAAATGTTCATAAGTCATGATTTAAATCGATAGATTGAGGACATATAAGATTTTGTCTTAAAGCCGACTATTTACTAGTTAAGAATTATATTCTAATAGGTGTCATTACTCCCGCAACTTGCGAAAGATTTTGACGTAAGAGTTCACCGGAAGGTGTACCCTTATACCTAAAAGGTTTACTTTCTGTAGTAGATAAGTGCAGACTTTTCGATAAAGTCTTAATTCTTACAATCATACGATTATACCGATCTTTAGAGTCACCAATTGTGGTTAATACCAATACTATTACCAATCCTATAAATAGGGAAGGTAAAGATGGTTTACCATTATTAATTGCTGAAATCTCAAGGAACTGAAAAGTTCTGGGTTACAAATTATCTTTTAAAGATACCAATCTAACATCTGCTATAGATCACTCAACAAAATTTACTCCAGGTTCTTTAAGAATAGGGAGATGAATTAGTTCAGGATCTATAGGTAAAGGAGTTAGGCGAATTCTTTTAGAACTTTTAGTTCTAAATAAAGATAAAGAAATATTAGAAATAATATCTGTCTTTATTCAAGAATTCCGAATTGCTTTAAATTTTCCACCAACTTATGGGTTAACAAAACCTATTGAGTTGATTAATTGATTAGGTCCTGAAAAGTTAGAGAAACTCTCTACTTTAAAGACCTTTTCAAAAATACTATCTAAAAAGGATGGAGGTGTTCTTCGAACACTAACATGATTTTCGGATGGTATTGGAAAAATACGTTTAATTGCAATTGCAGATTGAATTTCTCAATCTGTCCTAAGACCTTTACATCATGTAATATTTTCAAAACTTAAGAAATTAAATTCTGATTATACACATGATCAACTTTCTTCTATTGAAATAGCACGCAAGTGATATAACAATGGGAAAAAGGTCTGATGCTTTGACTTATCTGCAGCTACTGATCGAATACCAATCTCTCTTCAGAGAAAGATTTTAAACCTTTGTGGTTTATCCGAAATTGGATGTAAAGCTTGAGAATTTATCATAGTTGAACGACCTTTTCTTTCACCTTCTGGAACTTATTACAAGTACACAGTTGGTCAAGGAATAGGTTTATATTCATCTTGATCTTCTATAGCTTATACACACCATATTTTGGTTCGATTAGCAGCCCTTCGCTGTAACATCAAATACTTTGAAGACTATATAGTCTTAGGTGATGATGTAGCGATTGCAAATAAGTTGGTAGCTGAAGAATATGTTAAAATTATTCATATAATAGGAATGGAAATTTCTTTTCCAAAATCAATTGTCCCTAAAGACAATTATGATTCTTGGGAATTTGCTTCCAAACTTATAATAAATGGTGATAACATTTCTCCATTACCAATTGGATTACTATTAATAGGTGAATTTCAAAGATTTTTATCTTTTTGTTCATCACTACTAATAACAATATCTGAGTTGTCTGTAAAAAGACCCTTCGATTCATTAGTAGAAGTTATAGCCCCAAGCTGAGATTTAGAAAATCCTAACTTGAGTGGACCATTTATAGCCAGGTCGTTAAGGCTTGAAAACTCTAAAGGTTTAACTCTAGAAGATTTCCTTACCATTCTTGGTATATTCTTAGGTCTTAATTACTTTAAAAGTAATTACACCAAAGAACAAAAGACTGGTCAATATTTATTTTTAAGACAGGTGGATTCAATGAATCTTCCTTCTCCTTATCATAATACTGACTTGAGTCTATACTTTGAATGTATAAGTTTAAATTGTTGAATTAATCTTGATTATCATATTAATTTAATGACTCAAAAACTTTTCCAACAGGCTGCTTTCCAGGTGAATACTTTAGCTTTCGACCACAATTCTTTAATTGAGGCTTGAACTAAAAGTATAAACTTAAAAGACGAAGAACTTGAAGAGATAAAAACTTTCAGTGAATTCTGAATTATAGCTGCTTCTCCATTTATAATGGCTGAAACATCTATTTCAGATAAACTGATAGATTATTATCAATCCTTTTCTTCAGGAACTAGATTTATACCTATTTGTGGAATATCTATAATCCCTTTATTACAAAAGGATAAAGATCCCACTTTGGATTTCCCTTTGGAATTCCTAGGTGAAATTATATTACTAGCTCGAGGTCCAATATCTCTAATATGTAGAGATAAAGGATTACTTGCAAGAAATAGACCTTTAGATTTCAATAAGAATATCTCTAGTCATTTCATAAGTAAAATGTTAGTACGTGTATTAAAGAAGGATTTAAAATTCAAATTTAATGTACCGAAAGCCTTTTATAAAGGAATACCTAAAGCAAAATTTCGTAAGAATCTAAAATAATCTAGATCTAAGTATATTTTGGAAGGTCTTAGAACAACCTAGCTACAAAGGTAACACCAGTGTTCTCTTATAATACTTATGTTATAAGTAATAAGATTATGATATGATACATAATCTTGGAATCAATGGTTGAATTAAAATTCAATTATTAGAAACCGCTCATTCCATAC